ACTGGTATCGGGTCCCATACACAACAGAAACTTTAGGGATACCTTCGGAACTTTCTAGATTCGATAGCCTGTCTTCCAATAGAGACCTAGAAAGAAGCCAAGGTCTTTCAGTCGCCCCATTAACCGGGTCTTTTTCTTTTGAAGTAGGAACGACCGTCTTTTTTCTTGACTTTCTTGCTTACGCTTTGCAAGCAACGCACGACAACTATCATACTTATCCTGGATCTTTTTCTTTGTCCGTAGGGAAAACAAACAAACGATTTGCCTTACTAAAGAAAGTAAATTATGAATCGTCTTTCGATTTGTATATTTACAGAGGCTGTCTTATAGACTCATTGGAATTTTCAGTACAGAGCGGGTCGCTGATAACTGGAGAGGTTTCTTTTGTTGCTGAAAACTTAGGTTCGGCTGAGCTTTTCTACTTGAGCCTTTCTTCCCTTCCAGCAGAGTTTTCCAGTTGGTCCTATCAAGGAGAAATTTCGCAAGAAATTCTATCCCCTCTAGCATTGCAAGACTTAACTCTAAAACATAACACGACAGAACTTGATCTTTATCCGACTTCTGTCTCAATTTCCCTAAAGAATAACATTACTAGCACTCCTGCTCTTAACAATAGTTCTAGATTTAAGCACGTTACGGCTTCTTCTAAATTTGTGTGTGAGACTTCTGCTTCAGCGTATTTTGAATCTAGCGCCCTATTAGCAAAAACTGTTAATAATAATAAACTAAACCTTCAGTTTTCAATTTCCGGGGCTAACACGCTTTACTTTTCGATCCCGTCCGCCTACGCTAGCGGAGAACCACTCCCAGGAGCGGCGGTCGACACCGATTTGATTGCTGACCTAACGTTTGTTGCCATCCGCGACTCCCAATCATCAATAACGATCTCCAGTTCATCGCCATGAGCCTTTTTACAACTTTAGCAACTTACGACCAGATCAGAACGGCTACTGGCGTGTCTGTTAAAGAGCTGTCTAATGATGAGCTTGACAATTCTGGGATTGAGTTTGATGTGGAACTGGAGGTTTCTACCTGGCTTCCAAGTTCTGCTTCTCTGACTCAGATCTATGATGATGGGTCAGACCCGGCAGCAACACAGCAACAAAAATGCCAGATGTACGCAATGGCCGCGTACTGCAAATATGCTGCCGCATATTTCTTGATGCAGACTGGCGTCATGAAGTTTGCTAAAAAGCTTTCAGACTCTAACAATGCAATAGAGAGAGACTCTAGGGACGATGAAAAGTTGCTGAAAGTATTAGCAGCTCAAATGCAGAAGTACAAGAACAAGTTCCTTGAGCTGTACAATGAGCCTGCTGATGAGTTTGATACGGCCATCTTCATGGGCAGTGTTTCACCTAACTTCGACCCGGTTACTGGCTAATGTCCGGCTTGTCTCTTCAGACTGCAGCGACGTTTTTTAACTACGAGGATTTCAACGCCTGGAATCCAGCAACAAGCACGTTTGCATTCCAGCTGACGGGGAAGCTGAGAAGGATCGACCGGTTCCAGACCATCTACCACCGCCCGACGAGACGACAAACTCTGTCGTTTCAAGACGGATCGACGATCCCTGCTTCCGGAGTACTTCAGCACGCGCCCTCCGGGGCCGTGTTCATCGTTTCAGACTCTGTTGAGCCAGAATACTGGAAAGGCACAGCTCTCTACTAGAATGTGTGCGCCCTGAACCGCTCCAGCGCTCCGTCCGGAGGCCTCGGCGGACTGAGGAAAGCCGAGGTACTCGGCACCGGCAACGACCTCGGAGAGGTCGTCCTGAGAACAGCTGAGCCCTGCTACTTTGACCTCGAGCTGCGTACCGCCAGGGCTGAATCAGGCCTGGAGGACGTCTTCACCCAGGAGATGCTGCTGACGTTCTCCAAGAACGTCACCGCAGAACCTGGAGACTACTTTTACCTGCACGGAGAGTTTTACCGGGCAGGGATCACGTATGCAGAAGCTGGCTTTCAGATGGCTAGGGTCTTCAAAGAAGACCCTGCATTCGAAACTGTCACCTACAATTTTGGCACAGCTACCAACGCTGCTTATGACCCGACAACCGGAACAATGACTCCAGCAACGACAGCAACGCGTCTTGTTTCTGCGATCCCGGGAGACCGAGAAGTAAAGAGAGATCCTGTAACTCAGGAGCTAACTCAGATGGCCAAGCTGTATATCTATCAGAGACATGTTGGGTTCACACCTAGGGTCGATGACAAGTTAACCTTCGACGGGCAGCTTTTCACCGTAAGGGCCGTTTCAGAAGATAAGCAAGAAGAGCAGTGGATCTTGGAGGTGGGGCTGTGAATTCTACAGACAGGAAGGTTAGGGCAGCACTTAGACACAACAACACTTTGTTCGCGAGTCTGACGAATGCTGTTAGTGGTCTTGGCAAAAAGACACTGGCGGCAGCCTCTGCCGCCGCACTAAGTGGGGCTATGACGAATAGGAATACGAAGCATGATTCTTCTCGCGCTGCTGCTAACTGGGATCTAGAAGTCGGCCACTCCAATCCTTACGGAAAGAGTGTTTCTGGCGGTCTTAATCCATCTCAATATCATGACCAAGAATTTGGTGTAGGTGGGAGAGGAGATCAAGGAAGCAATCAAGGACAAGTCGCTGAAATCAAGGCACAGCGCTATGGATATTCTGGATACGGCGCCAACACCACAGTCTCTGAGAACTCATGGCTGTATAACGCTTTAGGAGTTGGGCAGAAGGGAAGGCCAGCAGTCTATTTGTTCAACCCAGTGTCAACCGTCAAGGGGTACGCAGAGAACGCGCTTACTGGTGCCGCACAAGTAGCTTCCACGTTGGCCCCCGGTGCTAAGGCGGCTGGCAAGATTGCGGCTTTTGAGGAAGCAAGACGGATCTCAGGCCTGATTCGCTTGAAGAGGGGTAGGCTGTGACTTTCACTGAAGCCCGACAAGCCCTCGAGACCGCGCTCTACACGAGCTGGACAGAGACGCCGATCGTCTGGGAGAACGTGGACGATATCCACTTCTCTGGCCCGAATCAGCACCAACTGACGCTTGGCAGCGACCCATTCATCGCAATCGAGATTTTCATTCACACGTCTCAAACAATAACAGTGCCTGGTCATTGCATTCGCTACCCAGGTACGCTAGAGTTCGGGGTGTTCACCAAATCTGGGACCGGCGGAAAACCGAGCGACGAACTTCTCGATGATCTCATCGAGATTTTTGAGAATAGAAATTTCGGGGCAGCTCCAGACAGAATTCGAGTAAAGAACATTGTGACCTCCGTTAAATATCACAATAACTCAGGATGGTACGTGTCAAAGATTTCTTTTGCCTTTCAATTTGAAAGGTATGTGACGAATCCTTAATCTAGTTGGAGACTACCCATGTCTTGTGCATCATTCGGAACAACTTCTCAAGTCTCGCTGTTCTACGCGATTGACCCAGATCCATCGGCAGCACTGCCAGATGCTACTGTCTGGAAGCCGGTACCATTCACTTCAGAGTCTCTCGACTCTAGTATCTCCATTTCTCAGTCTGAGCAAATTCGCTCCAGTCGGGCCTACGTTGATAGCAAACCGACTCAGGGAGATGTCACCGGAAGCATTTCGTTTGAGGTGTTTTCTGGCAGCTTTATGGAGAACATGCTGATTTCTGTCCTTCAGGCGGCAGCTGACACCGAAGCCACCACCATCGGTCTCCATATCACTGAAGGTACGCGTACCTGGGCTGACACCAAGACGATCAAGAACGGTAAGAAGCCGTACTGCTTGGCCTTCTTGCGTCGAGTTGAGCGGGCTTCTGGCAACTTCGACTTCTTCCTGTATCGTGGTTGCCAAGTCGGAGCCTTGAGCGCCAGCATGGATTCAGGATCGATGATCACTGGAGATGTGACGATCAACGGCACCGGCGTGGCAACCTACTCTGATATTGCTACTGGTGATGCTCCGATTGGTGTTGGCGGCTGGACGTTCGAGGGTTACCCGACTTCTGAGCTGATGTCGTCGGCTGAGAACTTCTCTGGCTTCGAGATTCGCGAGGGTGGCTCAGATACTGGTGTCGTCGCTCAGAGCGTCAGCTTCTCTCTAGACAACCAGCTGCGCACGCAGTACGCGGTTGGTAAGGGCACGCTGTATGCATCTGGTGTTGCTTCCAATCGGTTCATGGCAACTCTCTCGGTCTCAGCCTACTACTCTGACCCAACCATTTACGATGCGCTTTTGGCTAGTACCGATTTGTCTGTTGTGTTTAGTATGAAGGACGACAGCACAAAAGGGTTCGACTTTTCCTTCCCCTTGGTGAAGGTGAACTCAGGTGGTACCCCGCAGGCTGGCGGTACTGATTCCGACCTCATGCTCTCGACCGAACTTCAGGCGTATGAGCATTCCACCGGGACCTGTCTTGTCACTCTCGACGTGACTGGGGCATAATAGGTCCTAAACCTTAGCGGGGCAAACGCCCCGCTATCAATCCCAACCTGGTATTAGCAATGAGTTTTAACCTTGAGTCTTTGTTCCTAGACGACGAAGTTGGTGAATCTGGTGTCTGGGTCAATTTCTATAACGGCAGCCGGCTGAAGATCGCTTCTAGCGAAAATCCAAA